CGCGACGCTGGCCAGCTAACCCGCTACGTTTTGAGCGAGCGTAAAGCCAACCGCGAGCCTTTAGTATTGCTTCCACAGGACGAGCCCGCCTTTCCCTCTTGGGTGATGGAGGAGCTTAAATCCATAGAGCCCGCGCTTGAATTCCACGAAGTGCCTTCAATCCATTCTGAGGGCATCCCGTGGTAATTCCTGAAACCCTTATCCTTTCCCATGGGAAGGGTAAGTCTTCAGGAATTACCTGATTTAAAACATGAATACAAAAATCAAAATTAAGCGCGGGTTTTATGACCAGATCGGCAGTAATAAATTCATCCTTTTGGGGGGTGATGGGCCCGAGTATGTCGTGGATATACGGGGAGAAAATCGCTATTTCATAAAGCCAGAAAAATGCGAGTGGGGCAAAGTAAATGTACATTCCGTAGAAGTCCATCCTAGCGACATAACGTACATGGAAGCCTACCCAAGCGACTAGTGAATCTTGACTCTACCCCCCTCATTGAGAGGGGTAGAAATCAGGACTCAATGAAGAGACTGAAACAAAACCAAAAACCAAATGAACAAAATGAATATTGAAAGCATGAAAAAGACTGTCGAACTTTTCGACCGCCTCCCAAACTTTAAGAATTTCGCATACTCTCGCGAGGGAATCAAAGACGTAATATTTGACGAAGACGGCGAAGACGGCGAAGTCGTTGAAGTACTCTTTTTCGCTGGATATCTTAAAAGGATATCGGCACGGGTTTATCGTGATGAACCTTTCCCCCTCGTGGAATCTACTTGGATTCTAGGCTATGATGATCATATTTCCGCCGTCTTTGTTGAGGTGAAATGATCCCTGTTGCGTGAATCTTGAAACCCTAAACCTTGTCCTTGGGCAGGGTTTAGGCTTCAGGAATTACCCTGATTTAAACCATGAATACAAAAACAAAAAAACCAAGCTGGAAGCCTCAACTAGGCTCTTTTGGCAAAGCATTGCCTAATTCAATCGCCTTGAACTTTTCGGAGTCCGGCGGCGCTAACTGTAGTACCAAGTGTGAAGCACTTAAAAAGGGAGTATGTTACGCGGTCCATGTTGAGAAGCTGAAGCCTTCCGTTCAAGTGTCCGGCCAGCGTAAACGCGAGCTAGGCTTTGCGGCCTTGTGTGAAGCATACGCCGCGAAAATCCGGCGCAAGGTCGCTAAAGGTGAAGCCATTCCGTGGATCCGTTTTTCAACTTTCGGCAGTGTCCCAAATCGCCGCCTGACTGGCAATGAAATGGAAGCGTTCGCGGATATGGTAAATTCGTTTCCGGAAGGTGTCCCCGTTCATTTCCCAGTAGAAACGCGAGAGAAAGCGGAAAGATTCCGCGCGATTTGCGTCGCATTCAATTTGCCTCTAGTCATACGCGAGTCATGCCAAAGTGACGCGCGTATGCGGTCAGCTGATAACGTCGGACAGTCTTCCCGTATTGTTTTTGAGGGCGCTACAAAGTTGGAACGTCTTAAGAACGCGCAAGCCCTCGCGAAAGAGCTTCCCGCCGCGCGTGTATGCCCCGCGATCGCTTCCACTGTGTTGCGGCGCCCTAATCCCGTGAAATGCGGCCAGTGTACGCTATGCGCGCAAGCTGGCATCAAAACAATCCTCTACCCTCAACACTAAACCACTAGAAAAATGAATTTAAAATTTCAGTCTATCACTAGCCGAAATGGCAAGTTTCACGTGGGCTTCACGTCCGACTTTTCGAGCCATTACGACGCCGCCATGGCGATCTATAAACGCGGGGAAAAATCTGACTTTATAGAAACCCTTTTTGCGGCGGTCAAAAATCACCGCAAGTATGACGTGCCTATAGCGCCCTCGCTTCAATTCTGGCTACATAAACTAGCCTCGCAGCCTTCAAAACGTCGCGCGGCGGTAGAGATTGACGCCGCAAAGATTCAAGCGGCCTTTGCTCTCGCGTCGTCGTCCTTAAAGCGCCCAAAATTCACGGTGCATAGTCCGGCGGGCGCGGTCCGTTTCTCTATGGCGGGAGAAAAGTCTAAATTTGCGGGCTCCATTGTCGTGGCCTCTCCGACCTTTGGGGAGGGTTTCTTTGGGAGTATACGTGAGGGCATCTTTTCACCGTCGCGCGAGTGCACGGCCGAGATAGAAGCCATTGTGAAGGAGTTTGCGGCCGATCCCTCTCAGGCCGCCGCGTCCTATGGTAGAATGTCCGGCTCTTGCTGTTTTTGTCATAAGGAATTGACTACCAAGGACAGTTTGGCGGCCGGATACGGCCCGATTTGCGCGAAACATTACGGCCTTTCGTGGGGCTTGTCCGAGAAAATTATTGACCAAAGCTGAAAAACCATTTTAAATCTAAATCGTCATGAATACAAAAACCATCACACTAAAATATACCAGCCGCCACGGCGCTGGAGTCGTTAAGGGATTCCCCTTCCATGAGCTTGCCCATGAGATAGGCAAGCGCCTCCGCGCTCGCGAAGAATGCACCGCGTGGTTTTACGGCACCCCAGACGGGGAGCCCTACAAGGTGGGCGCGGTGTGGAAGCATCGCGACGACTCAAACCCCCGCAGGCTTTGGCAGTCTTTTTACATGGGTCCCGAAGGCATAGAAAGCCTTTCTAAATGAAGGCTTTTAATTGCAACGATTCGACAGAAGAGAAAGTTAAGATTATGATTGAAAAATATACAATGCCCTTGATCCACATGAATGGATCGGGAGAGGATAGACTACGCAGACAATACAATGATTTGTTTTGCGCTGTAAGCGATGCTCAAGTTAAACTGCTTTATGATACAGACTTCCATGAGAGAGATTACTACCCTCTTGGGGATGAGGCTTGGGATAAAGCTTATCAAGAAAGAGAAGAGGTTAAGGAAGCAATGACTAAGGTTTACCAGTACGCCAAGCAACATATGCATTACCTCGACTATGGAAAGGAGCCATTGCCAGATGAAGATTAAAAAATGGATTGTAAGTATTAACGGTGAGAGACATACCGTCTTGGGAGACGAGGATGGTCACCTTGAGTTGTGGGTTGAGCATGAGGACGGCACTCCTGTTTACGCTCTTAATCGCGACCTAGAAACGCCTAACGGATGGCTCGATTCTTTCACATCAGAACGCATAGAAGATAACTATCGTAAAAAGCTAACAAATGAAGATTAAAAATTACATAGTTATAATGGAGGAAGTGAACCGCTTGCAGTTTGAAGTTGAAGCCTCTTCGGAGGCTGAGGCTATCGACTTGGTTGAGGTTGGAGAGGCTGGAGATCCTACCGATCAAAGGGCAATGGAGTTTAATTGCCTATCTATAAAAGAATACATCATTAAATAAAACCCCCGTAACTCGTTGACTATCAGCGAGTTACAGGGCGGGGGCGGCAGGGCATCGTGATAAGAAACCTCCCTTCCTGAGCCCTGAGCCCTGAGCCATGTTCCCTTGTCTCTAGAGACAGGGGGGCACACTCAGGTTTTAGCCTGACTTAAAAACATGAATATGAAAGAAAAAACAGATAGGATCCTGCAATGCAGGAGCACTTCACGCGGCCGCAAATTAATTGAGCAGGCCCGCAGCGGATACGTAACCGGAGACGACACGGACACCCTCCTATGGTGGGCGCAGCAAGCCCTCGGACCCATAACCAGACAAAACCTTTTTGAGAGGTTTGAGATTGTCAACGTGCTAGCGGACAGGGTGGACCAGTTAAACGGGGGCCAAAAGAAACCCCCACTCAAATGGGTGTCTCAGTATTTAGCAAAGTAGAGTCATGAGTGTAGAAATTCAAAACAGTTGGACGTTCGCCGCACGGATCTTGTGTGACGTTTTAGAGCGGGAGCATTCCTCATACGAGGACCGAAAGGCGGCACGCGAGGACATCATGCGTATGGCGCAAGCTTTGGACGCGGAGATCCAGCGCATGGCGAAAGCCTTGGATGACTCGGAGATCCGCAGGGGAGGGGGGAAAGATGGACATTGAATCTCTCCTAGCGGATGGGTTCCGCGCGGGGCAGATGACCCAGCAGGACCTCGAAAATGAGATAGATAAATATCACGCGTGGCTCGACGAACGGGCTTATGAAATCGAACAAGACCTGATGAAAAGTAACATTGAACGACCTAAGGGAGACTTTATCTTCCATATCATCAACCATCTAGGAAAGGCACATGATGTGCGCGTAGATAGTGAGATCTTTGAGGCTTACCAAAGCCCTGTTTCACGTGTTCTTTACATTCACGCCCACAATCGTGATGTTACTGAGGGCAAGCCCTTTCAAATCAAATCTAGAAGCTGGGAGGGACGCAACAGATGAGAAGTGATCTAGCTAAAATGTCGGACACTTACGGAATCACCTTGGAGCTAACCGGGAGACCAAAGGGAGAAATCAGGGATGATTCTTGTGTTTGTATAAAGAAAAGCATCACACTTTTCCGGATACGGATTGCGGCAGGGATATGTTTGAATGGGCGACCGAAGGTGCCAATCCTACTGGCGAAAAACATTGGCTTTGGGAGGCTCGCGACGGGGTTTGCCCAAGTTGCGGTCAGGAAGTAACTTACGACTGTCATTTCATAGTCACGCATTACCAAGAAAATGAATAAAGAATATCAGCAACAAATCGTTGCAGAGACGACGGCGCTTTTGAAGCGGGAGGCAGAAGCATTAGACATTCCGGCAAGATGGATAGCGGGCGCCCTTACGGATGACGACACGGGCCGCCCTAAGCAGGCAGTCCGGCAGGCGGTGAACGCACGGCATCGAATCATCGCGGAGCTAGTGGCAGGGGGTCACCCCAAAGATGCTGTGGCTAGGTGCTTCGGTTTAAACCAGCAATCCATTCACCAAATCCTACGGAAGCTCAAGAAGTCATGACTGCCACACATAAAATCGCCCGCTTGATAGCTGCGCTTGAACACTTCCGGCGTGCTGGGGTGCCTACATTGCACCAAGCTAGTATCCTTGCGACCATAGCTGCCAAGCCAGACGGCGCTACGTATAAGCAAATCAGTCTCATCTTGGGATCGATTGACCCAACGTCTATCGGCGCAGTGTGTCGTTCTTTAGCGGAGCATAATCTGGTTCGCGTAGAAAGTCATACGATGGTCGAGAAAGAGAAGCGTGATCATTACGGGGACCGTAAGATCATGAAAGTATACCCGACGCCCTACCTAAAAGATTTGGTGGGGCTTGTAGAACACGACGTATGGGGGGATTAAATGATGAAACTGAACCACGCCTTGAATGCCTGCGGTGCAGAGAAGATGTCACCGACGACTTTAGGGAAGACATTGAAGGGAATGTGTTCTGCCCTGCCTGCAATAGGGACAAGGATAGAAACGGGAACCCCTACCGCAGTGACGCAGACGAAATGCGAGGAAATTATAGAGATTATCTCCCATATGGGTGGTGACACAGTGTCGTATGATAACGGGACCAGCGTCACTAAGGACGTGATCCATTTTGAAGTCGATCAGGAGGTTGTTCTTACTAAGGTGATCCTGACCTATAGGAAAGACCCACCGATATATGCTCGCGACATTGTCCGCCACCGGATTGAAGATGAGGAGACTTATGATAATCAGTTAGTTTCACTCGGCAGTTCTTGTAGGCATATGCCATCGCAAAGCCCACAGCAGCTAAGTAGATGATAAAAACACTTGAAAAAGGTTTGTGAGTAGACAAACTCCTTGCGGGTGGCTGATTTTCCATCATCAGACATCTGTTTCATATTAGTACTGAACCCTGTATCCTGATTCCTATTTAGTGTGTGTGGAATCAGGGTGCAGTCTCAGTTTTAAATGACTGAATACAAAATACGAAAAACTATGTTAGTTAAAAAAATAGCAAAAGGGTTATATGATGTGTTTGATAGCACATCTAGCCATTACCATGTAGAGGATGCGGATAGATCGTATCGCCGTCACTTGCGCCGCCCCGAGTATGCCCGTGGTAAAGATTGGCGTTGGGGAATTTGGGAGCAGGAAGATGGGGAGTGGAAGTATCTCGATGGTAATTCATCGATGGCTGAATCTTTGGAAGTAATCAATACATGGGCGCAAGCTCAAGCCTTCTTGCGATGAAAACATTATACCCACCTCAAGTGGAAGCTGCGGACTTCTTCGTCAAGACTTTGCTGGACGGGCGCAACACGCTCGACTCAAGCCAAATGGGCACAGGTAAGACTGTCGTCGGATGTCAGGTTGCCAAGGCACTCATCCAAAAGTCTGACAGGATTAACCGTGTTGCAGTTATATGCCCCAAAGCTGTGTTCCCGTCTTGGGAATCGGAGCTTAAAGAATGTGGTCTTGACCCTGTGTTCATTCTTAATGTTGAGAAGCTCCGTGCGGGAAAGACCGGACACGTTGTTAAGATTGGTAAAAAAGGATTTGGTTGGGAGTTACCGAAAGACACCTTGGTTCTTGTGGATGAGATCCACAAGTGCAAAGGACCTTGGAGTCTCAATGCTAACTTGCTAGTGGCGTTGGTTCGGCAGGGATACCCTATCCATGGAATGTCCGGAACGCCCTGCGAGTCTCCTGTTGAGATGCGCCCGCTAGGATATATGCTTGGGCTTCACAACAACGATCAAAAGAAAGGTGGGAAGCCCTCCTTCTTCAGTTGGCTTAACACGATGAAGTGCTTTCGTGGGCACTGGGGTGGATACGAAATGGAGAATCCCAAGTTCGCTCAGAAGAAACTCCGCGAGTGTATGTATGGGATCAACACGCACGGGCTAACCGTATCAGATTTCCCTGATTCTTTTCGGGATAACCGCGTGGTAGTTGACCCTATCCAGTTCAAGAACAACAACAAGATTGTTCGTGCTTACAAGAACCTCAACATGGATGAGGAGGAGATCCTTGAATACATAAACAATGGACGGATCTCTCCGAGGATGTTGGCGGATGACAATGAAGATCCGGTGATCGTTCGCATACTACGTGCCCGACAAGACAGTGAGATGCACAAGGTGACCGACATAGTAGAAATGGCGCAGGATTCTGTGGCTGAAGGCTACTCTGTTGTCGTGTTCTTAAACTTTAAAGAGTCTCTGATGGAGTGTGCCTCTATGCTGGAGTGTGACTACATTGATGGCTCCGTTTCATCAGAAGACCGTAACCGGATCATTGAAGAATTCCAAGCAGATCAAACTAACTGCATAGTAGTTAACGCTGCGACAGGGGGAACTGGTGTCTCTTTACATGACACGCACGGTAACCGCCCGCGCTTATCTCTAATCAGTCCTAGCTTCAACGCTAAGGAGTTTGCTCAGGTTCTCGGCAGGATCCACCGCAACGGAGCTAAGACAGATGCTCTTCAGCGTGTCATGCTCTCTCATGGCAGCATCGAGGAGTATGTTATGAATGCTATCGCGACCAAACTTAAAGCGATGGACAACATCCACAAATCTAATATCTGCCAGCTAACTTCTAGCGCATACAAATCATGAAAGAACCTAACAATACATCAACTGAAACCTTGTTTATTAATGAAACAAGATTGCAGATCAAAGCCCGACCGGATGATTCCGACGTTAACCCTTCGGGGTGGTCCATCATCGCGTTTACGCACAGCGCATCCATTAGATGCGTTCGCCCACACCAAGCAAAACACTTAGATCGATTCATCCATGCCATAATCGCCCTATGTCATGACCCAAAGGCGGGTATGGGGGATGAACTAATCGGAGGAGACGTATCTCTCCATGATCATATCCTCGACACAATTATGAAAACAACTAACAACACATTTGCTAGCTCATGAATAACGATAATAAAATTAAAATGCTCCATGATTCCCGAATCCAGATCCGGAATCTTGATTCTCAATGGGTTGCAAAGAAGCGTGAGATATACGCCAACCTAAAGGACACCCTAGACTTAGAGCCTAAGCACGACAATACCATATGGGACTACTTAGTGCATGGCTTAGAATTCTTGCGGCACGACATTGCCGAAGCATTAGAAAACAAAACCAACAACCCTAAATGAAAGACGAACAAATGAAAACATTAAACCCTGTGGGCATAGACCTCTATGATTATTTTGCGGCGCAAGCCTTGAACATGAGCCTTCTGCGAACCACGCCGAAGAATCAGAAAGCCCGAGTCGCTAATGACATCGCCGACTACATGGTCGCCGAAAAAGAATATCGATTCGCGAAGCGGAGCCGGAGACAATTTACTAACAACAAAAAAGAAAGCGTATAAAATGGATAAGATAATTAGTGAAACCTTAGAGAAAGAAAAATATCTAAGCGAACGAGATGTTATGAGACTCGCCATCCTCCGCGATGAGAAGCTCGTGCTTACTGGCAGGATCGATAGGCTTGTGGTGATCCGAGATGAAATTAATCAGGAGATCAAGGAGATTAGGGAGGGAGTGTTGGATGAGTGATTGGTTGTTCGATTTAGAGAGGGCTATCGGCCTAGGAATATTAGCCTTGCTTGCTGTAATCACATACCTATTATATCATTATGACTCATGAAGAACTACTGGAGTTACATTCTGTTACCAGCGTGCGTTGTCGTCGCATTATGGAGTCAAAGAATAAGGACTACACGGGAGGCTCAGAAGCGTGCGACCCGTTCGCCAACTTCCGTGCGTCCGAAACCGTAGGCATCCACCCTATCAAGGGGATCCTGCTCAGAATGCAGGATAAGATTCAGCGTATTAATTCCTTCGCAAACGACGGTAAGCTAACCGTTAAGGAGGAATCAGTTAACGATGCCTGTGAAGACATCGTTAACTACGCGATCCTTATCAAGGCTATTGCCTCGGAAGAGCCTATTCTTCCAGAGGAATTACAACATTCGGATACTTAGAGTTAGCGTAATTCAACTGTTTGAATTGCCTTGTAGCGTCTCTTGGATTTAAATAATGTTTTTGCATTTGGAAAGCCGTAGCTTGAGGTCTCAGGCCCAACCCAACATAAGATAGTTGGAACCGTTGCTTGGATATTCCTGACCCCATGGCGGTTGCTTGTTGTAGCCCGACATTATAGCCCATAGAGTTTAATCCCTTTATCATCCTGTTTAAGTCACGGTTATACCTTTTCTGTCTGAGGAATGCTTTATCGTAGTTAGCGTAGATCTCTCCGTCTAGCATTCCATCAGACTGACCAAGATCTAAGAGCCTCTTATTCTCTCGGGTGTTCGCAGCATTATCGCGGAACGCTTTACTAGCTATTCTATCCGGCTCAATTAAGAATGGTTTAAAGGGCATGAATTCTTTCATGAGGATGCCTAATGGGCTTGAGAACATTCTCTCAGATTTATCTGAATAGAGTGCTTTGCCTGCATCATAGACTGCTTTACCTGACCTAGGCATATACGCGTTTTGAAGAATATAGTTTGCTTGAGCGGTTAATTTGTTCTCATCGGCTTTATCTACGATCCTGTTACCGTATGTGTCTTCGTTTAAAACTACCACATCGATGAAAGCTTTAGCAAAGATTTGTTCTTGGAGGAAAGGTTTTGCCAACCCTGTCATCCCGAATATTTCGTTAGCGGTAGTCAATGGATCATCCCCTTGTGCGAAACTTTCAATCCCCCGCATGAAAGGTTCAAGGTATGAACTTAAAGGGTTAACAAAAGTGTGGTCAACGACATATCTTGACCCTCCGGATTTAAAGAAAGTTAAGCCTGAATCCTGCATCCATGTTGGAAGGCCCATTCTGGTAGTCCATGCCTGTTCCTTTTCTTCTTCGTTGTCTCCCAGCAATAACTCACTCCCTTTCGTCACGGCTAGGGAGGCCCCCACAGTAGTGACATAGCCAAAGAATCTCCTACGACCTCTCGCTTTAATAACGGGGTTGGGATCCTTTAATTCTCTGCGAGCTTGAGCTAATCCTGAGAAGAAAATCCTCGGAGGTTCTGCTGCGAAGCGAACAAACGTTCCAAACACGTTAGATATTGGGTTGTTTGTGAAGCTCTTCACCCAAGGCATAGCCTTACTATATGCCTGCGCTGTGTTCTTTACTATTTCAGCAGCCTGTTCCTCTAATACTGGACTAGGAACTATCTTCCCATCCTCCTCAAAGATCAGTTTACTACGGGGATCATTAGGTGGGGCCTGTTTAGCGGCTTCAATTAGTGTCTGTAACTCAAAATCATACATACCGATTTTGAATATTCCATCAGAGGCTTGTGCTAAACGTCCACCAAGATCGATCAAAGCTTTTGATGCTTGCTTTACGGTGGAGTAGGTTACGGCAGCCGGAACGATACCATATCTAGCCATTATGTCTGAGACCTCAGTAGGTATCTTCTTACCTGAGCTTTTATTGATTATCTCAGAAGCTTTTTTCTCAATTCTCCCAATGGCCTTTAGATCTTTTATTAACTGCTTTCTCGATACTCTTCCTGTTAACAAGTTTTTAATTACGTTTGCTTCTACTTCATCACCGTAAACATCGAGAGTCCTGAGCTTTGCAAGATAAAAATCTACCTCTGCTGTGTCACCTCTTACGGCTCTTAGCAAAAGCGAAGATTGCTCTTCTGCCTCGGTGAATACTACTTCTTTTAGTAACTTCACGGGCTCTACTATGGCATCTAAAACGCTGCCATAATAACCTTGGAGGGGGCCTAGAACGGCACCATTCCCCAGAAGGTTTCGGATGTAGAAACCGAAAGCTCCCAGAGTGTTCACCGCGAGAGACAAACCAGTAGCCTGCTTTACATAGGAGCCCATTTTTGCAATAAAGCCTTCCCGCTCGTTTTTAAGATCCGTATATTCTTTTCTCCCTTGTTTAAATACGTCAGCGAAATCACGAATTACGTGATCCGGAGCATACATATCTCTGAGAGGCATTAGGTCACTGTCACCTTGATCATCCGCAACTTTAGACCAGTCAGCATATTTATCTGGATCGTCTGCGGGTGGGTTATCATATTCTTCCTGTGTTATGAGCCATGGTTCCTGACTCTTGGTCCCTAATTCCTTGATCTTGTTGAAGAAAGATTGGTTCGCGACTAAGGATGAAGTGTGCAGTAAGGTGGAACTTAAATTTTCAATACCCTCAGAGTCTCCATACTCCCCTAATACTGCTCTGATCTCATCAGGAATATCTTTCTTTTCATTTATCTGATTAGCAAGTGCCCGCATTGTGGGGTCCTTGAATTGCTCAGGCATAACAACTTGTTGCTGGCCCGTTATGTTAGTGATCTTTAGCTTCTTGCTATTTTTGTTTTTCTCGTAGCCTTTTATGAAGTCTCTAACCATCTCCATGCCTTGGGACATGTGTTTAGAGTTGTTCGCACTAATTTCTAGATCAATCCTTCGGGCAGCCCTTTTTGGAGAGATTCCCGTTTTCTTCACCATTACGGGAATTTCCAGCATAGCTTTTTTGCGTGCGAAGAACATCGCCGCAGCCTCTCGCTCTTTCGCGTAAGTGTCGTCGGACATATCCAAGACTTGTTCTGCAAAGTCATTGTCTTCAAACATCCTATACCGTCGAGTGTAGTAGATCCCCCTATTGAAATCGAAAGCCATCTCAAGGTCATGTGGATTCATACTCGGCCCAAAAACCTCCATCGCTTTCAAAGATAGTTTATCTTGAAGATCTCTCATCTTTACAACAAGAGCATACATTTTTGGAGACTGGTTGTACAACGCACTTAAAGCGGCATCTCTCCGCTGTAGTAAACTATCACGCTTCCCGATCCTCGCATCTTTAGTGGCTCTTTCTTTCTTTGCCGTAGCTGCCTCCTCTGCTGCTTTTCTTGCGTCTCCGACTAGGCGTTTAGCCGCATTTACCTCATCCAAGTAATCATTTTGGATTTGATCTATTTGAGACTGTTTAAGTTCTGTCCCTTTGCTTGCGCCGGAAGCAATAGCGATTAATTCAGCGGGGATATCAACACCCAACCTTTTGTTCTCTTGAGCCAATAAGGTATCGTGCTCTGCTTGAAAAGAGGAGACAGTGTTCGCGATCTCCCTAGCGAAGGCTACCGATTTCATATAGAAAGAAACCAACCTACGGTCTCCCCTGCGGGACAGCCATTTGATTGCAGTCCTTTTTATTTTACGACTCCAGTTATTCTTTTCGGGGGCGTCAATATCATACTTGGAAAAGTCCATGATGTTGACATCGAGGTGTGAGAACCAAGAACCGATTTCTTTTTCTTGTAACTCTACAGGTGTTAAGAACTGTGGAATTTTACTGTCCGACCCAAACTGAGATTCAAGGTCTCGGTTGGTTGCTTTGGGCTTTCCATCTACTTGTTCCTCTATAATCTCTACTTGCTCCGCAGGGTTCCAAGAAACCAGAACACCTTTTTCTGTAGCGTGGATGCCGTCAAATCCGGTAAGTTCCGTAAATAGATCCAACATAGGTTGAGTTCCCGTTTCGGAGACGCGTCCAGTCCTGCTACTAGTCAAGCTCTGCCCCCCACCTCTGGTTGGTCTCTCAAGATACCCAACCATAATATCTTTAAGAGGTTTTAATTTTTCAAAATAACTAGCGTCAGTGTCAAAGAAACCCGCAGAAAATATTTCGTTCGGTGTCTTTGAGAAGTTAAAGTCTTTATAATTTTTTTCGACACGGGATCTTAATTGATCCGCCTCTTCGGGAGTCAACCCATACTTATCTATAACTCCCTGCATAAACGGCTCGTAAAACTCGCGCAATTTATTACCGCCATCTGTGTGTGATTTAACTAAAATCGGATTCTTTAGCCTTATGTTTACAACGTAGTTTACTTTTGAACCCCCATACGTCCCCTCCCAGCGGTTTCCCCCTGCAAAGTATACTCCGGCGCCCAAACCTTCAGAATTAGTAGACTGGTTTGGGTCAAAAGTGACAATCCCTTCAGTGTTAGACCCATGTGCCCACTCTTTAAAATAACCCCTAGCAGGATCATCTGGGAAGGAATCTTCAATTGTATCTGGCTCCGCGTTTTTAACTGGGGCTAGTTGCCTAGTCTCAGCGAATTGGCTGATCATCGTTTCAATGATCTGCTCGCTGTTCCTCATGTTGTATTCCATCTGCCCACTTGATGGGCGATAGCCCAACTCCATCGCACGGATTTCGCGAACGACGTTGTTTACGGCCAACCGAGTCTCGTCAGACAACTGCTGCGAAGAGCGGTGGTATACTAGTTTACTTAGGAGGGCTTTAAGATACTGAACGAATGTCGGTATCAAGCTTGGGTTGGTGCTTAGGAAAGCTATCTGTTGATTAGTTGTTGTCCCCCTTATGGCTCGACTAGCGTGCTCAACAATAAACTCGTTGGCTAACTTATATTTTTCTACAGAAGAAGTCTCGGGGTCCTCACTCCTTAATCTTTCGAGAGCTTCGGCCTGTTGGTCTTGAGGATAATAGGCTTCAAGAGCACGGACAAAATCATCTTCGACCATAGAGTTAGCCACTCCGAGTATCTGCTGATCTGTCAGCATTTGGTTTGCTGCTGCGTGCCCAATCTCCTCATTCATCAGCGCAGCCAGAACAGCTTCTTTCCGTCTATTACTGAGTTCCATGCTGTTGAGTTTAACAGCGGCTCTAATCGGGTTGAATATCAGGTGTCCTGTCTCATCATCTATCTTAGCGATGACACGAGAAGTCTCATCCACCTGCATGACAATCTCATCAGGGACGTAGCCCCTTGCAAAACTAAGAAGATTCTGTGAGTCCTCTAATAATTTAAGTTGGACTTCTGCATCTCCTGAGATGTCGAGATCTTTAGCGATACGAGAAGCTCTTCCTGTGGAATAGAAAACTTGTTTTGAAACAGCTCTAGTAAACGTGTCTATGGTAAAGACAGAGTCAGCGGTATAAGCAAAAGCGGCTTCCAGACCTTCGTTAAGGGTGACGATCTTCTTATCTAAGAATTTGGCTATTGCTCTAACAATACTTTCAAACACACCGTGCTTTTTATTAGGCTCGGCAGTTACGTTTTGCACATAGGTTTGGAAATCCTTATCTGTAAGAATGTAAGCCACAAACTCTTCCATGCTAGCGGTAGCCGTTCGTGCGTTTCTGTTGAAACCCATCGTGGCGCGTCGGCGGACATACTTTCTGAGCCTATTTAGTTCTGCGAAAGCAGCGTCTTGAGTTTTAGTTCTCAGATCTGCTCCGTAGAACATCATGTCTACAGTAAATGCATGGATGAATTCGTGGAGTAGTGTCCCCTGTAACCCGTATTGCCCACTCGCTTTTCTTACAGGGTTGATGGTGACTGTATTAGTCTCCGCATTATACATTCCCGCATAAGTCTCCAATGAAGATTCGATTTTGAACTTAACGCTCCGAATATATGCTTTGTTTTTCAAAAGCATTTTCGCAACTACCCGTAAAATCTTAGGGCCACTCTTCTCAATTTTTTCTAACGCAGCAATAACAGATTCCGGATCCCCACTAGCTAAACCTAGTTCTTCAATAGCCTCTCTGTTATCTTTGATGTTCTCTGAAATAATCTTTGGATTGTTTTTTCCTGATCCAATGCGGAAGAACTGCCGTGAGCCCTTCTTTATTCTAGTGTGAAAATCATCGATGTGTTTTTCATTAAGTGAGAAGCCAAAAACTTCCTCAAATTTCTTACCAAGATACGTACTAAACTCAGGGTCAGCATCAGGGTCTTTACCAATCATTGGGTTACCAATGCCTAAGGCCCGTATAGAAAAGTCTAATTGAGTGGCGCTTTGGTTGCCATTGTCAGAAAGTTCTTTTAACTTTTGTAAGAAATCAACAACCTTTGAGTTGGATATGTTGTTACCTTGTGAAAACAAATAAACTATATTGTCTGCTACACGACGTGAAGTTAACCCTGCACTGACAAAAGTCAGAGGTTCATCATGCAATTCAGAGTCCAGCATTTCATCGGCCAATGCCCGCAACTCGGGATCAGATTCCAAAACATCGACTATTTCATCGTGCTCCCCATGAAGAAAATCATCAGTGCCCGTTTCATGTAACGTTGGGAGAGGATCCAAATCAGCAGGCATGTCCGTATCTTCCGCTACTTCAGGTGCGATTTGATCTCCCCTTCTTGTAATCTGGCTGCCCTTGTCAATTAGTTGAGCGATAGTTTTTCCTGCTTGTTCAGCACGCGCTGCTGCAATTTTTGCATTAGCTTCTACTTCTGCATTAGCTAATTCTGTAACGTTAAAGCGGGGCCCCGTTTTACCTTGCGCGATTTCTATCGCAGTTTGATAAATTCTTTTCTCAAGCTGCAATCTAAATGTTATAGCAGCCGTTTTGTAATACCTATCCCTGACTTTTTTAGTCGTCCCAGAGTCTTTTGTTTTTCTGATAGCCGCATTACGCTCAACTAATCTCTTAGGCATAGTGCTTTCAGGGTCTTTAACAAGAGCTAAAAGATCAGATAGACTGATCTCTTTATCTTGTGGAACACCCAAACGCTTCATATCTTTAAAAGGATTCTTCACCTTTACGTCATCAGGGATAACGGTATCTTGAAGTCCTTTGACTTCATTAACTAGTTTTCGGACTGGGCGATAATCGGAGATGTGATCTACAACCTGATCTGGTTTTAAGTAGGATACTGCCGAGACTAAACCACCCCGTGTTGGGATGTGAATATCAGTAACTTGCCACTGCCCATCCACTTGATTAAATTCAAATGCAGGGTTGACCTGCGAGTTCTCTTGCTTAGATAGGTTAACAATCTCTTCACTAACTGGAATAGTGAAACCCCCACTAAAGAAAGTGAGCATTGATTGGGGGTCGTTATTAAAAATACCCGCCCCGTTCTCATCGAGGTAAACAAACCTTTGGCTTCGATCAGAGGAAAAAAGATCCGGCAATTTTATGAGCGGGTTTTTCTTGGTGCTCTTAATTTTTATTGCAGGATACTTTTCTTCAATCTTATCTGAAATATACTTAGAAAGTTGCTTTAGATCTTTAGGCTCGGCTTTGTCTAAATTGAGATTAAACGCCGCTAAGTGCTCCATAATCAAAGACACCGGATAGCCTGCTTCAATAAGCTCAGATACTTGCTGAGTATCTCCTTCCGTTATTGGGCCTTGTTCTTGTTCTTCGGTTGTTTCCCTATCAAATTGTTTGTCTATAAAACTACGAGCTTTGTCGGCGTCTGTGTCCGTCAACAAAATTCCCCGAGACCTTAGCTCATTGATTTTATTTTCGAGATCTTGTTTCTGATCTTCGGGAAGAGAGTCGAGCAAGCTTTTAGCTTTTACATATAAATCGTTAGAACGTTGGATCCTATCGTAGGCGTCTGCTTTTTTCTGCTCCGGTGTTTGGTAAGAGGTTGCTCCGACAGGCCCACCACCAAGTTCTTTCGTTAGGCTTTCTTTCCCGAGTAATTCTAAAACATCCGACAGGGCCTGATTTCCCGAAACTTCAGCGGTATCCGATGATTCGTCCTCGTTCATTACCTGTTCAAGAGCGCCACCTAACTCGTCTTTATCACTCTTAGCTTGAGCACTATCAAGATCTGCCTTCAACTTTTTGGCTTCTGCATCTGCGAGGTCCTGTGCTTTGTGCGTCGCAAGAGTTCCCCGAACAGAAATAAATTTCTGCTGCTGCTCCGAAGTCATATTATCCCAACGGCCCGCATCCCTTTCTTGTTGAATATCCTCATTTAGTATGCGTTCTGCATCATCTAAAATAATCTTATCCTTTTGTGCTTTGTCCGTAGGTTGTTGCGGAAGTTTTGTCTCATTTGTAGCCCCCTCATCCGTTTGATTTTGTGTTTCAGCAGTTGGGATCCCACGCTCTTGAAGAACAGCAAAAACTTGAGGCGCGTTTTTCTTTAGTTCATCGTATTTTTTAGCAAGCTCTGTGTCTTGTGCAGCTTTCTTTTGAACATTTTTATCAAATTGGACTATGAGATCCTTCTCCATTTGATTTAAAGCTTTCTTATCTAAAAGCTTGTTCCCAAGAAAAGGTGTTTTACTCGCACCGTATTTAAGCGCGGGTCCAGCCGCACCCATAGCCATACCTAATTTGAAACCCATGAGTCCCTGCTGCATGATTTTATGCATCGGTGTGGTTTCATTCGTGTAAACATCTTGGATCAAGCTGTTTACAACTTCATCTAAACCTTCTTCAAAACCCTCTCCGAGAGCAGAACCGACAAGAGTCGTCGCGCGCCCGCCCATTCTTTTAGTGAATGTTTGCCGCATAGCCGTTTTCAACAAGCCTGTTAAACCTTTGTCTGTAACAGCGTATCCAGCCACACGGCTTGCGGCAGTTTTGAATTGCTTATAAGTGACCCCTTTAAGAAAAGCAGTTTCAAGACCGCCACTTCCTTTTAAGCCTTTAAAGGTTTTACCCCCGAATGTTCCACCCCCTGCAATTCGGCCCATTCCCGCTGTTAAAAATCCAGTGAAAGCACCCCCAACTAAAAAACCGCTTTGCCCCCCTTCGTGGGCTTCTTCGTGCACTCTTTCTTTACTCCACCCTTCGTCCCACTGTCCATTTTTAAAATGCTTCTGTGTTAAGCTCGTTTCAAGCGAAGTATAAACAGCCTCATAAGTTGAACTACCACTACGTAGGGCAGCCGGAACAAAGGTGGCACTATCAATCGCTAAATCTTTTGCTAAATTAGAGCTATACGCTTTCAGAAAAACCGTCGCCTCTTTAGGAGACAGAGAACTTAATGCGGCAATAGAGCTTGCTTCTATACCAGATTCTGCGGCGGATTTGTAAAAGGCCCTGCTCGTAACCGATTTATACATGGTTTTCACCACGGCCTTTGCGGAAGCTTTTGTGGTAAAGTATGTGGCTAGCGCCGCTAAAGACAATCCTCCTGTTGGTTTGGCGGCTACCGCAGCAGTAGCGGAGACAATCATGTCGGCAACCATAGGGGCCGCTTGCTCGGAAAGCTCATACCCAAGACCCATTTCAACACCAAATGTTTCTGCGAACTTCCTAGACTCATATACTTCCCTAGCATTTGCTTGTAGTTCTCTAACAGCAGATTCGCTGCCCGCCATCGCTTTCACTCCATAATAGATATTCTGATATGAGTGACCGACACTTTGCAACAGCCCTCTGCTTTTAAAATTAAAGTCGGGGTTGTCTTTTACAAATTTTTCAACAGTTTCACCACCGCTCAGACCTAGCCCCTTTGCAGCCTGTTTAGCCTCTGTCCATTTTTCAGGCTCTTTTGCAGACAAGACTTTATCTATTTCATCATAATTTAATTCATTATCTGCACGACGTTTTGCATCCGCAAATTTTACTAGATCCTTAGAAACTCCTTTTTCTGTCAGCGCAGCTTTATATTCTTCCTCTTTGAAATTTAGCTCACTTTTTACAATAGGTCCGAAAACAGTAGTTTCAGTTACGTTTTGTTTTAAATCATCTTCATCAAATAATAAAGTAGACTCAAAACCATAAGCTCCCCCCGCCCCATCATTAGTGACTTTATTTACGTAGTCCTCAAAAGCTATGTCAAAGTCTGGCCCACTGCGCCCAAGCTTATGGGATACACTATTTTTTAGTGAGCTATAAAGCTCTTCTTGATTGAAATCTTCAGCATAATCTCTCGTGTTTTTAAACTGTTTCTGAAGAAGCATCTCAGTTGTGTTTACTTTAGCTTCATCCGAAAAAAGATTTTGCAGATCACCTAATCCTTTTCGGAAATAGCTAAACTCATCTTCAATAAATTCCAGAGTTCTGTGTAAGGTGCGGTCAGACCAACCCATTGACCTATCCTTACCCCTATTCATTGCAAGAGCTTGAACCGAAGCTTTTGCTTTCCCAAATCTCTCCTCCTCAAAAAAAGAATCGATGGCGTGAACGTGGCTGCCTAGTCTAAAGCGGGAATAATTATCCTTATTGTTCGGTCCCTCTTCATTGGGCGCCATGTTTGGTCTCAGGGTAAGGATATCTCTCGCTGCGGCCCCGAAGGTTTCCCCACTTCTTAAAACATCCACTTCATTTGTGCCTTCAACAAAACCGCCTCCTAGCACCGTCCGCACACCTTTTTTGTCGTAGTATACGCCTATGGGTAACTCTTCGTTATTGAATTTGTATTTGACGAGATCTTCTCGCTTCGCCCGCATCTTTTCGCCAAAACTTTCTAAGAACCCTTCGGCATACTCCCCACTCTCGGTTTGTTTTTTAAACTCCTCAATAAGCTCTTGGTCTTCTGTGTTGAGAACATCTGCCTTGACGGAAAAATCGGAACCTTTTTTAGCATTTCTTTCTAAGAAATTTACATCATCTACTACAGTGGGAGTTCTTAATTCCTTTATTCTTTGTGTAATTTCTTGGGGTTCCCCATAGCCACTCCGCAAAAGAGAAAGATTTTGCTGCTGCTGCATCGATGAATAAAGAAACGGAGTTAGTTTCCCCGTATTCAACAATTCATTAGTTGTGTAATCATTATACTTGAGGCGGGCTTCGACCTCATCAGATGTTGGGTTCTGTGCGGACCATTCAGAAAATTTCTGAAGTTGTAGTTTGGGAGTTTCCATAAAGCTTTAGTCTGTCTTCGCAGAAGCGATAATTTTAGAATTGTTTGTGGGGGTGTAACTAGTTGTTAGCAGCTTTGGTTATCTCCTCCAAAACACGTAGATCTTCTTCAGTTGGGCCTTGTGGGGTGGGCGTGCGGTCCTCTACATCTTTCTTGTCTTCAGTTGAAGACTCAACAGGTTCGTTCACTGGTAAACTAGGTGGCACCTCGGCTTGGGTCCCCTTCAGAACTTTCTGTTCGGGCCGAGTAAAGTTACCCGCAACCATGTCACTTTCCATTTTCATGAATGCTTTTCTTATGAGAGATATAGCTTCGGTTGGAAGAGTATCTTCCTTAATTCCTGTGCTATAATCACCATACGGAGTTCTAAGAACTTCAAGAGGTTGGAAGAGCAGTCTCTGTCTTCTGTCGTATTCTTCCTCGGCAGCGGGTCTAAAATCAAGCGCATCGCCCTCCGGTCCAGCAAGCTCGGTTGCAATCTTGCTTACCGCCGCCCCTCTGATCACTAAATCTGAGTTGCTGTTATATTGTTTCACAAGGTCTTGCAATTCGTCACGCCTAGACTGAATAACGTCTGAGAAGAAACCTCGATCCTGCTCTATACCTTTTAATTGGGCGGCTTTCTTAAGCTGATCTTGCTCTAATTGATAACGAAGCTGGTTCGACTTAGCCATCCCTTGATACAAAGATTTCTCGGATCCTTCGGCCATATTCTGAATCCATGGAGCGTTTTCATAAATGTTATATGCGGCTGCACGGTTGCGGGCACTAGACAATTGTTGTTCTTTTGATGCTGAGGCAGCTTGTTCCCGTTCCTTGGCTCGAAAATCAGGATTCAAACTAAACGTAGATGCTGCTACAAGAGCTTGCCCATAGCTGCCTTTTGTTAACGATTCGGCATTCTGGATCTGAATATCCGCGATCATTTTAGTCCGTTCATTAGGATCCTCTATCTGTTGCGCTGCGTATAGCATATCAGCTATCCCCCCGAGTTTAGCATCCGCTTTTTGCTGCTCCTCATAAGCTATTCTCTTTTGATCCATACTAAGCATAGCCTCCTTATAGGATAAATCTTGAATTTGTCTTTTGCGCTGGGCGTCTTGCAACTTCATCGTCCGTTCCATCGCTGGATACAGCGTCTTTTCACGCGCACTTTGAACGACTTCAAACTCCTGAGGATTAAGATACTCTCTCTGAGGAAGGAAGTTGTTTTTGTTACGCAACGGGGCGATGTCTCTAGGGGGGTCGAAGTCGAATTCACTCATAATAATTTAGGAAAGGGCTGGGATGTTCACTCGATCAAAGCGGTTCTGATTCAAGTTGGTCGCCATAGACGCCTTCATTATTTCTAGATTGAGTTGGTGTTGTCTCTGAGCCGCCTCGTTGTCGTCTTGTAAAGTTTTCCTTTGCCTAACACTTTGAATCGCAGGTGAATCTGGCCCCAAGGCGTATCTCATTTCTAAAGCTTTCGCGGCCTCTGGCGCGCCTAGTCTCTTAAGCTTACGTGCGCGTATCAAATCTCTGTTCGGGGAATATGTTCTCCCTTGGGATCCATATCCTAAGCTGCGGTCGCTATCCAAAGGACCCCTACTTGACCCACCTCCAGATCCTTGAGAACCATATCCGACTCTACGGTCGCTATCTAAAGGCTTATCGGAACCTCCTCCAGAGCCCTGAGAACCATATCCGACTCTACGGTCACTAGCCAACGCACCAGTGCCCCCGCCCACGTCGGGTAGCTTTATCTTCCTATCTCTTTTATTTTTTGCTGTGATATCTATGATCCCCTTGTCATAAGTGAGCTGGGGATTCTCAACTATAGGACCTCCTTTAAAGCCCTCAGTAACAAAATTTGTAACTGGGTCTTTTTTGTTCAGGGCTTTCTCCCCTTGGCGACTAGCTTCAAGCAACAGGTCTCGGGCAAAATCTCGATTAAATGTGCTTTTCTTTGGTTTCTCTCGGCCCCCCACCAAACCTAAAAAATTTTTATTTTTTTCATCTCGGCTTTGCTGCGCCTGATTTGAATAACCTTGGAACCGTTTTGCTAGTTGCGCGGGGCTATCCGTAAGCTTATTAATCAAGCCTGTCATTTCATCGACCGAATCTCTATAGGATTGAAGTGGAACATACTGTCCGGCATCCTTATCATTAGACCCTTTTTTTGGCTTCCTCCGAACAGTGGGCGGAATCGGAACATCTTTATAAGGAAACATAGATTCCGCTGGGCGCATCGGTAGCGCGTTGAAAAAATTTTTAGTAAGAGCTCCTTCCGTAAGTGCCATGGGTTAAGTTTATCTTTTTAAGTTGACTATGTCAATCGAGTAGCAATGTCTCGGAATTAGATAGAGCGTTAGATAAACTTTTAATTGTTGTTCGGTGGTAGGGTCTCGCAAGATCCTCCTTATCTGAAGGATCCACGGCAACCAAACCTAACCGCTGGCGAGCACAATCCAAAGCTAGAAACGCTGCATCTGCAAGGTCTGGGCTCCTTCCAAACCTAGATTTGAACTCTGGTTTCGATTCGATCTTCATACGGAGAGTCCCGCTTTTGACCATATCATAATTCCTAGCAGTCATTTCTTGAGCCAGCTCGGAATCAATCCCAAAGATTTGTTTCGTCCGCATCAATTCTTTTCCCACAAACCACAACTCGGACACGCGATTAACATACAACTCTGCCCCTATTTTAGAACTGTTCGCGCTAACACGTTTGTCGCTCGCCTTACCACCAAAGGAAATACGCATAAACTTGTTTGACCATTCCCCAGCCAACACATCACAGAATGGAGCGCCCGCACCCGTGGCATCAACACTTAGGTTTTCTGGCAAAACGCCATGCTTTTTACATTCTTTCTGAACCTGAGCAACTATTTGGTAGGTTCTTGGAACAGCCTTATTGGTGGCGTCGTCATTTAAATGGATGGCTTTCCCAAACTCTATAACATACTGACCCGTAGTGTCATAACCACATTGAGCTAAAAAAAGCACTGTGCGATCCCCCCCATTCGTGAAGCTAGGGTCGAGGCCCGCGAGATTTATGGTATTTCCCTGCCAGTTTACTTTCCCCAAAGAACCGGAGGAGGTCAATTCGTTTTCAGAATAAATGCCTGTAGTCTCATCACTGTCAAAGAACACCGCTCGGACCATTCGCATATACCCACGACTCTCAACACCCAACAATGCTTTGTCTTCGTCAAGTTTTTCTTGGGTAGGTAGCCAAGGGTATATGACTTCTCCCGCTACAATGTTTGGTGATCTCTCCCCGTCTAATCGAATATATTTCCCATGCCATTTAGTTTCCCATTCGTCGGCAGTATTTGTATCGACACTATCCCAACCATCTTTTGGAGTGGACCAAATCCCAAACGCATCAAATCTTGAGTTGGGGTTACTCATCCCGATCATTTGGAATGAGGGGTTTTTAGACAAATTCGTAAGGCCCGCATTCAAAATAGCTTCCGACAATTCTGATAATTCGTCTCCTAAAAGTATCACCCTCGATTGTTTCAAACCAATGAATTTCCCAACTGCCTCTTTAGTTTTACTCTTTTCCGCAGAGATCAAAGACAACCCCGCCCTTTCAATGAGTGTTCCTTTCTCATTAACGTAAGATGCACTACCAATTGAATCTCGAATCCTGATTGGTGCACCATCAATCACGGTTAGGAGAGCCATCACACTGCCCCAGATTCGTTTACGAGCTTCACGGAGCGTGGTTGAAGTCATCAGAACAAGCGTGTCTTGCGGTTGAGATAGCCAGTTCACTATGCCCCAAGCAGCCATAATATGAGATTTTCCTGATGAAGCACTCCCCCCGATTGCGAGGTATTTGTTTTCGAGTGCTGCTTTAATCATCAGCTCCGCCCAAGGGTGCCGAACGCACAGTTTGTCTGGCAAGTCCGAGTGATTCCACAACTCATCGCAGATCCTCCAAAAGTAATATTCCTTGGCTGCGACAGATTCATGGTTAGCGAATCCATAGAGGAGTGCGGTTATCAGACTAGTGGGAGGTAGTTGGAAACCACCCACATCCATCTTCTTTGTTTTTGGATCTATTCTAGGCTCCAGTAACTGCTTGCCCCTAGTGTCATTTAACGCCATAATTTATTAATAATACGATGAGTTTCAAACCAAATCAAGACATTCAGGATCGAGCTGTCGAGCTATATAACCTTGATTGGAAAACTACGTCTATTGCAAAAGAGCTAGATGTCCATCCGGCTACTGTTCGGCGGTGGTTTAAAAAGCGTGGTGTGCCTGCCAGAAAACAAGGGCTTGTTGCCCCAGAAAAAACAGAGCCTGTGGATAAGTTGGGGGAGGACATAGAAAACAACTTAGATAATATGACTGATGAGGCGATTCTTAGGGCCAAGCACGATGCTCGGGTAGAAGAAGATGAATCGATGTTAGAGATTGCTGAGTCGCAAAGTAGTCCGGCAGAAAAATACCAGCATTATATTGCCGCCGCAGGAATTAAATTACTCCGCGACAGTATGAAAAATCTTAAAGGTCCCAAGACCGTCCGTGAGTTATCGGAACTGGATCAGTTAATTAGGAGAAATTTAGGATTAAATTCTAAAACGGGTGGGGGCGCAAGCAAAATGCAAATCGATATATCTATATTGAACAATAAAAAAGCAGATCGGGGTAAGGGAACTATCGTAGATATTGAACCAAATGATCAATGATTTTAGCGGATTTACAGGAGATTATGACTCCGATAGCGACGACTACCTTAATCGAAGTAATAATCTAACAGATCTTAAATATACTTCCGAGCCTATAACAGATGACTCATTCGCTGAAGTAATCTTTTTTAGTATGTTTGAAAATGCCCTCCTCGGAGTTGTTGAGCACGCAAACGGATCCCCCTCTGCCTGCTACTCTCAAGCTGCCAGTATTGAGATTTTAAAGCAGGAGCAGGGGCTTTCCGAAGAAGCTGCGAAGATAGCATTGAACCAATTAATTACCACAGACTTGGGGCCTTCCTCCCCCTGTTTTCTAGATACATCTATTGTTACAGAATGAATTTATTCATAGACAGAAAACTTGTTAAGAACCCTAAAGTTCTAATACGTAAAGACGACCCTCGAAAAAATGATTTTCATTTTGAAGTAAAAAAACTTACAGGGTTGTTTTATCGTGTTAACCCCTCCAATGCGAAAGAAGTTTTTTTTATTCAAGCATTGCCAAAAAATGTGTTTGTATACGTGCCCGAAGAAGGGGATGGTTTAATACTAACACTTAACTTATTTTGATTGTAGGAGTTGATAACGGATTGGATGGCGGGCTTTGTGCTGTCTCAACAGATGGGTTGGTCATAGACAAAATGGTGATGCCGACTAAATGGGTCTGTAAGAAACGAGAGATTGACACAACGGTTATAAAGAAATGGCTATTGTTTCTCAATACTCCTTTCCTACTTGCGGTTGAAGAACCCCTAGCCCATGCCCGCAGTTCTCAAGCCGTTAGATCGATGGCGCTTAGTTTTGGCAAACTGTGTGGTATGGCTGAGACCAGTGACTTTTCTATGTGTCGCGTAAGCGTTCATAAATGGCAAAAACAAATTTTAGGTTTTGTCCCCAAAGGAAAAACAAAAGAAGTGGCTCTACACAGGGCGCAGCAGCTAGCTCCAAAGGAGTGCTGGATAAAAAATAAACGGTGTCGTGTTGCTCACGATGGTATGGTGGATGCCTTCTTGATTGCTACGTATATTTTGAATACACAAAAAAATTGAAAAATAAGTTGACGGGTTTTTCGCGGTGTATATCGTCGCGACCATGACTCAAACACCAAACCATTCTGATAGGGGGCACGCCGAGTTTTCTCCCTCGGCTTTAAAATACTCTGCTGGCTGTGCCGGATATCAAGGCAGAGACGGGACTTCTGCGGCAGCGGAAATGGGCACAAGAATCCATGAGGCGATTGAAATACTAGATCCCTCAAACCTCCAATCAGAGCAAGAGGTAAGCATTTATAATGAGATAGTTTCTGATCAGGATGAGTATCTAAAAAACTACAAACATAATCGTAGAGTAACGGAAGAGCAGGCGGAGATCCAATTAGATGTCGCTTTAAATGGAACCAGCACATATGGCACCTGCGATTACTTGGTTATCTTTGATAATGTAGATGCCTGCCTTATAGATTATAAAACAGGAATATCTTTAATTGATTCTCCTGAAAACAATTACCAAGCTAAAGCCTACACCACAGGCGTTTTTCAAAAATACCCTGAATTAGCTAGCGTAGACTTTGTATTTTTTGTTCCGCAAAGGAATGAGATTTTATCCCATGTATTTTATCGGGAGGATATGGAGGAGTTAGTTGAAGAACTATCCAAAGTTATCCTGAGGGCAGAAAAAGTCAGACCTAAATGGGAGGATGGGACGCCTTCATTAGACGAACTATCCCCAAATGTTAACTGTAGGTTTTGCAGATATGAAGATGTCTGCCCATCTCTTGGAGGCATTGTTGTGGAAGTTGCTAAGAAGATTGATCCAATGCTTCCTGATGTTGACTTGGATGAAGTTGATGACCCCGATGTTATTGAAAAACTATGGACTGTTCAAAAAATTGTAACTAACTGGGCAGACAGATTTAAAAAGCGGGCCGTTAAGCTCGCTCAAGAGGGTATGGAATTTCCTAATCTTACTTTAAAAACAATGTCCGGAAGGAAGACAGTTGTAGATAGACTAAAATTTTTAGAGATTGCCGAAGCGCATGGCCTATCTGTTGACGACGTATTAAATGAAGTGAGCCTGCCCCTAGCAAAGATTAGTTCTGCTATAGGGGCTAAAGCAGAGAAGGGGCAAAAGAAAGCCGCTAGCGCACAATTTTCAGAAGCCTGCGACGCCGCAGGAATAGTAGAAAAATCATCTCCACGATATACATTATCGTAGAGAGTAAACAAGAAACAGAAAAACAGAAAAACAGAAAAACAAAACCATGAGCAATAAATTAGCTAAAGCAGAAAACACGGCACTAAGTGTAAACGCATTCAGTGCCAACATCGACAGTAACGACATCGACATCCCAAGGATTAATGTAGTTCAAAAAACCTCAGATATCTATGGACCGGACGGGGAGCCCGCCCCCTATGGATCTTTAGTAATCGATAAGACTTATATCTTAGCCAAGCCCGAGACTGATGTCCGGTGCGTCCCGTTAATTGCATCTAAAGCTTGGAGAGAAGAAATTCCTTTTGACTCAGATGAAGTTCCTAGGATTGCAAATAGTGATGAAGAGCGTAAAGACCTAGAGTCTGATTCAGATTATAAGTTTATTGAATTTGCGGAAATTACACTCCTATTTAAAGGGGGTCATATTGATCCAGAGATGTTTCCCCTACCTATTGGAAAAGACTACTACGCAATTGGCCGGATTAATACCGCTAAAGATGCCTATAGGCAGACCTTTAAACGGCTGTATACCTTTGCAACTTTTAACAAGAATACGCCCCTCCACACAAGAGAGTGGAATTTTAAGTCTACTCTGATTAGTCGTGGTAAGTATTCTTGGTATGCCCCTATGCTAGGGGTATCTGCGGATGACTCTTCAAAAGACGTAGTAGACTTTGTAGAAGGGTTTTTAGTATGAAGCTAGAAAGACGAACTGTCATTCAGACAGAGATTAATCAGTTAGAAGAGAATCAGAAAAAGCTACGTGAGGTTGTCTCACAAACAGAAATAGCTATTCAAGCCAACGATATACTTATCGAAGGTCTTAATGAGAATCTCGCAAGCTTACCAGAGCAACTTGAAATAGTGGCCCCCACTAATACGGTTGATTAATGTGCTTTGGTATTGCGGCGGCGGCAATGGATCTAGTCATTGTCCGCTGGTTAGAATCATCGCCATTAGGGTAATCGCATAAAAGCCCTTAACAGCTCCACCTTTTTCTTATTAAGGGGTGGAGCTAAATTTTACTTATATGAAAACTTTTGCTTTAGATTTTGAAAGCTACTACGACAAAGTATGTAGCATACGTATATTAGGCCCTCTCGGTTATTTTGGGCACCCCGACTTTGACGCATATATGGTATCAGTCGTTGGTGACGACGGGACAAATTTTGTCGGCCACCCCAAAGATTTTGATTGGTCTTTGCTAGACGGAAATGTTGTGTTATCCCACAACGCGTCTTTTGACGAAACCCTATACTTGTTTGGGGTTAAACAAAAATGGTGGGACTTATGCTCCCCCGCTGAATGGCATTGCACGGCAGACTTAGTCGCTTATTGTAGGCTACCCAGATCTCTTAAGGGATCTACTGCGGAGATGTTCGACCTCAAAGTTGATAAGAGCACTCGTGACAATATGTCAGGAAAAAAATGGGAGGATATGCCCGAGGACTTTAAAAAAGAAGTTACGGAATACGCCTTAAAAGATAGTGAGCTTTGTTTAAAATTGTGGGAGGCACTCAGTGATCAGTGGCCTGAAACTGAGCGCAGAATAAGCACGGTGAATCGGAGGATCGTTCAAACAGGTATTCCGATAGATGTATCCCTTCTAGAGAAATCTTTGGTCATAATTAAACAGGCTTTGTTTGAAGCAGAAGAAAATATTCCTTGGATTGGGGATCGTCCGCTTCTAAGTAGAAATGCCTTCGATGATCAATGCCGTTTAGTTGGGCTTATACCACCGACGAGCCTCGCAGAGAGTGATGAGGACGCGCAGAAGTGGTTAGAAACAAATTCCCCTAACCATAAGTGGATCAGGGCCGTTAAAGATTGGCGTCGTATTAATGCTCTCAAGAAAAAACTCGAGTCTTTTGATTACGCGACCATGCCAGACCAAAGGTTTTATGGGGGGTGTATGTATTTTGGGGCGCATACGGGAAGATTTAGTGGGTCAGGGGGCAATTTAAACTTACAAAACCTCCCTAGGAAAGATATGTTCGGAGTCAACCTACGCCACATAATATGCCCCAGCAAAGGTAATAAGCTTGTTGTCGTGGACCTGTCTCAGATTGAAGTTCGGACTTTATGTTGGTTGGCGAAAGATAAGAAGATGCTCAAAGAAATTGAAAACACGGCTGACATTTACGAAGCTTTTGCCGTTAGATTTCGCTTGTGGGACACTAAAGATGGCGAGCTTAAAAAAGAAAATTCTACACTCAGACACTCCGTAAAAGCTATGGTGCTTGGTTGTGGTTATGGCGCTGGCGGCGATAGGTTTGCCGCCATGGAGGGCATTGATGTAGGTCTCGCTATGGGTCGAGTCACACTGTATCGAGAGAAAATGAAAAAGGTAGTCGCCTTGTGGCGAGAGTATAGTCGAGATATTTCTGGAGCCCACGAAGTTAGTAAACAGTGCCCAACTAATTTTACGGTAGAACTCCCTAGTGGCCGAGTTTTGGACTATGGCAGAATCGGAATAGGCTTTGGGAAGTTGAAACGAAAAAAAGAATTTTTAGCTAAAGTTCCTCGAAACGGGCGCAAAGTGGATGTGCGACTTTGGGGCGGTCTTGTTGCTGAGAACGCTTCTCAAGCTTTAGCTAGAGACATTTTTTCAGACATGCTGCTGAGAGTCTATGATGCAGGACACAAAATAATTATGCACGTCCATGACGAAATAGTCGTTGAGACTCCTGATGAGGATGCCGAAAAAACTTTATCCGATATTATTAATATAATGTCCTGCCCACCTGAGTGGATATCTGACATACCCCTTGCCGCCGAAGGTGAAATCTTAACACGCTACCAAAAATGAAATACAAATACATACAAAACCTCAAAGACAAACGCTGTAAAAGCAGCGACGATCCTTCACAAATTAAACCCAAGGATAAACCTACTTTTTCATCCAAAGCGGCCTACAGAGAGTGGTGCGCTAACGGCAAAACAGAACACTGCTTCTATAGTCTGTTTGAAGGGTTGACTCCCACCTCTAGAATTGAGGGGGAAAATAAAATATCTAAGATATATGGGCTAGCTTTAGATTTTGATGCCCCACCGGACTGGAATAATATTGATGACATCATTAAGAGTAAGTGCCCCAAAGCGATGCCGACATGGCGGACCAAAACACATAGTGGGTATGTCCGATTAGTTATGGAGTTTGAAGAAGCTCTCTCTATTCACCATAGCTTAGTCTCTGGATTTTTTACGCAGCTTAAATCAATTTTGCAGTTTAATAAAATATTAGCGGGGTATGATTCTAAATCAGAACAGCCCTCTCAATACTTTGAGTTGGGCGTAGACTGGGTTAATCTGGGCGGTAAAATCCCCAGTAAAATAGTTCAGACGGCGCTATTCAAAGCGGCTAAAGATAAGCCGCCGGAGTCAGTCGATACATCAATCCCAATTGAAGTGATTGCTAAAGAAGTCGAGGCACGGTTTCCAAATCGATGGATCGGAGATTTTGAAGTAGGTTCTAGAGGACCTCTTTTCTGGTTGGATGACGGCATCGAACGCGAAGGATGCCAAGTTTTCGAGGATGGGATGATCATATACTCTGATCGAGATAAAGGATGGCTAACGTGGCGCGATATATTCGGACCTTCTTTTGTCAAAGATTACGAAGAGGAAAAGATGGGGAACCTCCTCGATGAATATTGGTTTAATGGGAGACAGTTCTTTAAACATCTTGATGGGACGGCTAAACCAATCCCACGGGATCAATTAGTTCTAGAACTCCGGCAGAGAGGGTTTAAAAATAAACCAAAGAAAGGGGAATTTGTTTCTGAAGTAGACGCCGCAATTATTCTAGTAAGCAATCAAAATAGAATAGATGAAATTGCGCCCGTTGTCTTTAGAAGACAAACTAGAATCGTTCCGTATAACGGAATGCGGATATTAAACTCGGCTACTGTAGAACCCATTCATCCTGCGGAGGACGGGGACATAACTAAATGGCCGTTCTTAAACGGGTTCTTTGATCAGTTTTTTGTCGATTCAACCCCCATTAGAACTAAGTATTATTTCTTTGCGTGGTTACAACGATTCTATAAAGCTTTCTTGAATAACCGCGAAGATCAGGGGCAAGCGTGTATTTTAGTTGGTCCAGCCAAGAGGGGCAAAACCCTCATGTCTAACAAGATTATTGCCGCACTTGTCGGGGGGTTTGCAGACGCCAGTGATTATTTATCTGGGGGGACTAAATTTAATAAAGATTTAGGCAGGGCCGCATGTTGGGTTATTGACGACACTGTTTCGGCCGCATCTTTTCAAGACCAGAGAAAAGCTACTGAGCTAATTAAAAGAGGGGTAGCTAACCCCAAGATTCAATTTATGGCAAAGTATGCGGATGCCGTGACTCTCCCATGGGCCGGTAGAATTATATTGAGCCTTAATGACGACCCAAACTCGATGTCTGTTTTACCTACAATGGATAGCAGTAATAGAGATAAGATAATGGCTTTTAAGGTCGCTCAAGCCCCCTTTAGGTTCCCGTGTAAACAGGAGCTTGAAGCCACTATCGATGAAGAATTACCTGCGTTTGCTAAGTTTTTAATGGACTGGAAGCCCCCTAAGCAAGTTCTGGATGATGATCGATTTGGTGTTAAGAGCTTTATTGATCGGAGCATTTCCTACGCAGCCTACGACAACTCCAGCCGATCCCAAGTCGCGGAGTTGATTGATTACTTTGCTAAAGCCTGCCGAGAACAAAATAATGAAATCTCTTCTTGGAGAGGAACTATTACGGAGTTCCAAGTTGCGCTACACACATATAACAATGGGCGGTCCTTGGGGGCGTCCAACAAGTTAGAGTTTGTAAGAAACGGTTTATCTCACCTTGAGGATGTGGGTAAATCAGATGACAGTGTTCGGCCGATTCGATCCGTCGGAAAAGGCATGGGTAAGGTTTGGATAATCAATGTCACACAGTCTTATGACATCGACTCTGAAGAAATTACTTCAACGAGTTTGAACTCCGAAGTGACGATATAGGAACATGATACCCGCTCACTTTATATTGAAACCCATAACTGTCCGATTCTCCACGGCATTTATAGTTCTTTTTATTCTGTATGGATGTAGCCGTCTGCCAACCTAAAAGCCAAGCGCGCATCATGTCTTTCTGAACTCTAGTAAAAAAATAAACTTTAGCACCTAAGAGTTTTGATTTCCTACAGTTAACGGAAGCGGTGTAGTCCGGCTTGGGGATAGACGTGCAGGTCTTTGACTTCACGTCTATTGTCTTTTTACCTAGGACATAGTCGTGAGTAAAAGATTTGTCTCCAACATATTCAGCCAAAGGGTATAATTTCTCGAACGCAATCTCCCCAATAAATCCTGTCATCCTACCAGCACCTCTTGTAAACGAATTAGGTAAAATCCCCAAAGCCTCACTCCGTTCAAAGGCTTCTTTTATATCATCCCCCGTAGGTGTGAACACAAGCATTCCTTTTGCTCGCGTAAACTGCGGGGGTAATTTTCGCCTACTCATTCTAATCGCTTTAACAATCGGTCATAGGCAGGAAAAAAAACTTCCTCCATACACCTCACCACAGCCTCTTGCTCAAAGTTTTCACAAAACCCCACCCCAGATATACAAAGGCTCGCCTCCATCAATTCATGCCTCAAAGTCTCCTTTGCCGTCTTATCATCTAGCTTATTGTGGATAAAAATAATCTTTCGGTCTGGGCTGTAGAACCCATAGCAACTGTCATCTGTAAGATTCTTTTGAGAAATCTTAACAGTCTGCCCAGCAACCCGTATTGTTTTTGGTATAGTCATTAACCGAAATAGTTATTTATACCTTCGGCATAGACTCCAGCGAGTTTAGAAATATCGGCGTGAATAAGCGCCACATCATTTTTATTGGATCCAAAGAAAGGTTCCGCGATACAAGCAGGGCATGGAGTTTTCCGTAGAAACAAGGCTCCTCTACTCCCACGACCTTTGGGTTTTAACCCCCGAGAAGCTAATTCAGGGTAAGCTTTATCCATCGCATTCTTGAATTGCGTAGCTAATGTTTTCCCACCCCTACTAGTTTCCCAATGTAGCCATTCATGCCCCGTTGCTTTAGGACTAGCCGAATTAAAATGCAACTCAACACAAGCGTTAACACCATCTCTCTTCATCTTACGAGACACATAACTCATAGCCCCTACATAACTAGAAGCTTTGTAATCATTGTAGACCACATAAGGAACTTTAAGCATAGCTGTTATTAAGGGAATGAGCGCATTATTAAATTCCCTTTCAGAAACAGAATTAATGTCCCATGCACCCTGATCCCCGTATCGTGAATGACCTACCGCAATCCCAATCATTTATTTACTTTTAGCATTTTGTAAATTGTTACAGCAGCGACCGCGATGCCCCCAGCAAGGGACAGGATCCGGAGCCAGTATTCAAGTTGATCTTGATATGATAATATAACGCCTATTGTTGGTGACACGGCTCCTATAAGGGGGACTATTAAACTGTCTTTCATCATTTTGATCCAATAATGATTGCTCTACGATAGCTATAATCACTGTGAAATTTGTGATCGTCGCGACCCACTACAACACCCTCATTAAACTGGTATGTTTCTCCCTCAATTAAACTAATCGTGGGTGGGTCATACAGTGCGCTTGAGTTCACGGTGGAGTCGTTTCGCAATCCGCTCAAGCCGCAACTTTGAAGCAGGGGAGCCGTCAGCAGCGAGATCATCAATTTCATCTTCAAGTTCATATACAAATCGTCTATGTTTTAATTTTACGTAGGAAACGTAGGCGTGCAGTGCCGCTATGATTACCTTAATCATTCCTTAGATTTACCGATATTTAACGCAGCCCATTCCAGCACGAGGTATAGTTTACGGACAATGCCATCATCTTTCGGTGTAGGAGTAAGGGCACAGATTGCAGAAGCCACAGCTACCACAGAGGTTGCGATTGAAATAAGACTTTCTTTGTTTTCTAGGATATAATTTAACATGTTTACATTAGGTTAGGGATTCGAGAACCAGATCCGGTTGGATCAAAGTTCACTGCGGGTTTAGCCGAGCCTCGATAGGCATCTAGCTCTTCTTCTAAAAGTTGTCTGCACACACCCCAGTGGTAGTTTGCCCGTTCTAAATCAGCATTGTCTTCTGCTACGGTCCCCAATAAACCATGTTTTATCGCGTTAATATTACTGGGGCGAATTACATCAAAGCTGTTAATAAGGTTTTTAAACTTCCGCTTAACTAAAACTCTAATCGTTTTCTTGGTGCCGTTTGAAATGTCGTTACCCAACCGATACCTACGGAAACTATTAATTTTATTTGCTTCTTGGACGGTTCCTAACTCCAACTTGTCAGTAGCGTCAGCAATATTAACGGCTGTGATCTTTACAGGATCGGACAGAGACGAGTCTCCGTTTCGTATTTCAATAATCGTAGTGAACTGAACTGAACCTGACGTAATATTATTTGAAGCTGTGTCAAGATTCGGGGTGTATGTCTGCAAGACAGGGGTAGAAGCATTGTTCAGTCCCGTAATTGAAATAAAGTTAGTAGAAGTTCTGGGAATCTCAGTCGCAGGGGAAATGGGCTCGATACTAATCGTATAGGCTTTAGAGGCTTCAAGTTCATTCACTGTCGGAGCGAACCCATCATCAACCAAACCATAACCATAGAGAGTAGAACCATCTCTATTTCTCCCAGTAATTCGATAGTCATGGAATTGTGCCTTTGCCCTGACTGGGTCGTTGTCCACCATAGCTGATACGATAGACTCCGAATCATCAGGTAGTGTGAAGTTGCCATCAGTAGTTGAGATAGTAGTCTCGTATAGTAAATCCCGCCACATACCCATCGCATAGAGTCGGGGCATGACGAGATTAAGTTCCTGAACGAAAGAGGAACCTACGGTTTTATATTTAGAGAGGGCTTCTTCTACCCCCGCTACGGTTAGAGTAGCCATAAAGATATCTTAATTTAATATCTTTAATCAGTCAAGGCGGGGCTAAGAACCACAATCCCCACATGTAGCGACGGATGAATCCCCATCCGGATCTACCGCTACTTTAATATTAGCAGTATTTGATGGTGGCTCCAATAAATCTGCTGACCAAGCTGTGTTTTCTTTATATACAGTTACTGGAGAACCTACGTTGGGTATATTTACTGCGGGTAGCGTAGCCTTAATAAACTCTGTAGTTAATGCTGCGCCAGTAATAACTGGGTCAGTAGTGGGTGCAGACACAACGTCCGATATGGCAGACATTGTATCGGCTTTCAATACTTTTATTTCACCCACAGTGTCTGACCCCGAATCAGCTATAATCTTCTTTTCAGTAGCTCCAATAATACCACCTTGTTGAGTATTGCAAGAACCAACAACAGTAACGGGGGGTAATGTGCTTTTAATAAATTCTGTAGTTAATGATGCGCCAGTTACAACTGGATCAGTAGTAGGTGCAGACACAACGTCCGATATGGCAGACATTGTATCGGCTTTCAATACTTTTATTTCACCCACAGTGTCTGACCCCGAATCAGCTATCACTTTCTTTTGTGTAGCCCCGACTACACCCCCTGTAGAAAAGTTAACCTCATCAACAGCAGTAACTTGTGAAGCTCCAACGATACCATTCGCAGTAGTCGTCGCAGAGGTCAAAACAGTTTGGGCCTGTAAATCTTTTAACACCCCCGTAACCGCTGTTGGGTTTACCGCAAATTCTGGCTGCGTAAATGAATCATGCCCATCCCCATCTATTCTGGTGATCCCATACCCCGTAGTTGTCGCCGTTATAACATTCTGCAATGTAGCCCCAGAGGGAACTGAGGCCGTGGTAGCTACGCTGTTGTGGAATGCATTTGAAGCAATGTTTGTCCCAACAATACCCTGACCTAAATTTACACTTTCAACACCATTACCAAAGGGAGTGAATGTTTGATTTGTTCCATCGGTTAAAAAATTAGGGAAAGTTGGCGCATTACCATTATTATTAGTTGGTGCAGTTTGAGTCTCATAACCCATAACCCAAACCCACTTAGTAGCTAGCCCCCCTGAACCGAACTCAATAGGAATTGCTACCAAAGGTATTCCTGCGGCCTCCGTTTTTACACCCCCACGAACAAAATCATTTTCATCATTAGCTGAAACAACAATATTATTACTAGCTGAAGCCCCGCCTGTCCACGCATTACCAGAACCCACACTCGTGATAGCCGCTGCTGTAGTTCCTCCTCGCCACGCTTGACCCGCAGATGAACCCGTGACGACTTGCCCGACTGAACCGCCAGCCCAACCTTTTACAGAAGTTGCATCCACTGTGTATATAGCCGCTGCCGATCCTCCAGTATAAGCAGAACCCGTAGTCGTCGAAGTTACAACATCTGAATTACTCCCCTGCGCCCATACATCAGACCGATCATCATAAGAAGTAGCGACTGCGCTTGATGACCCGCCCACATATCCGTCCTGAGTTGACCCTCCTTTCCAAACATTAATTTTATCCCCCGTAGTCGGTTCAGGTAATACGGAAACAGGAGTATAACCTGTATGTGCCTGTGTCGAAGAGTTTCCCCCAGTCCAAGCCTTTTGCTTATGGCTTGAATAGTCAGAAGAGGCAGCTTGTGTAGGAGTAGCAGACACTAAGACGGGTGAAATTGAGCCCCCCACATACCCGTCCTGAGTTGAACCCCCTTTCCAAACATTAATTTTATCCCCCGTAGTCGGTTCAGGTAATACGGAAACAGGAGTATAACCTGTATGTGCCTGTGTCGAAGAGTTTCCCCCAGTCCAAGCCGTCTGCTTATGACTTGAATAGTCAGAAGAGGCAGCTTGTGCCTGAGTGCCTGAAGCCGCTTGAAGAACACTTGCGGTCTGTAAAGTTTTTTTAGTTAACGTCTTAGTAGGTATACTTTTAAGACAGTTTACTAAACCATCTTCTACTACCCCCATTCTGGAACCGCCGACAAGCCACTCTGCTTTATATCCATTACCCCTAACTACAATTTCATTCGCGTTGGCTTTATCGAAATTAGGATTTAAAGTGACGCCATCAGCTTGATACTCTCCCCCGTAATGAACTCGTATTCTAGCTGTCCCACAATATGGGTTGTCGTTTGAGTCATACGAACCCCCTTTATCTTTGATGGTTCTTAATTCTTTATGGTCATCTCCAACGATATAATTCCGGTATACATTCTTTCCAGACCCTACATTTTTAAGTTTATTGTAACCTGTGTTCCAAATTAAGGGGCCTCTTTGCCCCATGACACTTCCCAGAAGTCTAGCCTGTCGGCCATCTTTAGAGGCATCGAATTGGCGGGCTTCTATTTTTCCATCTACAATCCAACAGATAGGAATATAATAATCCCCATCACTACCATAACCGGAATGACTAGATGCTTCGGGGTCGTCTTCATTAGGTAATTCAAAATGAGTTGTATCGGGGAGATCACCACCTACTTCTAACCGATATACACCAGCTAGTGTATTCTTTATACGACCTTGATTATCTGTTTCAAAATGCCCATAAACAACCCCATTTCTTGGGCACTCAATAATTAATGGGTGAAGAGCATGTATTTTTACTGATGCATTTTTAGGATTTATTTCGTAGATGTTGGCAGCAGATATACACACCTGCATATCTCCATTATTATTAAAACGATAAGGCTCGTGCTCTTGTCGAAAATGCTCATCAACATGTTTTGCTTCTGCTGTATCTACCCTAGGCCCAGAACCTCCGGTATAGAATCTTGATTCTGCCATATCGGCTACCCCCGCTAAAGGGTTAGCTATAAATGGTTTAGCTTCTTCAAGCTCGGCTTCTTCCAAATTTTCTAAAGGCTCATCAAGTCTATCATTTAAACTCCCCTCCTCTCCTCCTCTAAAAGAGTCTACAAAGCGTTTGAAAAAGTTTTCTTTAGCCATCTGTTACGGCATTTGAGGTTTATAAACTGTCCACGTAGTTCTTATATAACCACCCCTTCCGGATTCCTGTTTATCCCTAATCACTAAAGTATCAGGCCATGTTGGGGGAGAAGTAACAGGAAGTTCTTTTTTATATATGTTATATAAATAAACAGGATCTTCTGTGCCTGTGCTACAAGTAAACCCACCGCCATTCATCAAACAAGATGGGATGTTAATCCTCACATAAGGAGTCGTAAACGAAAAGGACTCAGGTAGCATCTGATACGCTTGAACATTGTCGTGAGGAACCGCTCGCCATTTAACATCTACTCGAACCTTACACGGACCAGTATATCCTTCTGGATTCATGTGGTACTCAGGCATAGTTTCTAACTGGCCGTCGTGTCTTTCCCAGTCAGCAATATCTATAGACTCAAGAACAGGTGGGAAAGTGTGGTCAACCGTAGTAAAATAACTATCTACATCAATAACTGGATTAGTAGTCCCACCCCCATCACCTCCTGCGACTATTTCTCTCCTAATAATCTCAAACCAATCAGCGGATATTCTTCGCCCTTCTCGATACTTACCTATTTTAATACTAGAGTCATCAGAATCTGAAACAACCGCGACCGCCCAGTAAGCATGATCCGGATTTATAATTAAATTGTTAATCGTAACACTCTGCCCTGATGGCGTCTCGCCTGTGTATAAATAACTAACAGATATTTTCAAATTTCGATGTGATAAATCATCCCATTTAAGGGTATCTATAACTTTTCTAACAAAATAAGTCCTCTGCTCTACAACAAAAACCCCATCTAATTCCCGATCCCCCAACCTTTTTTGAGTTCTCGACATTAAGATATAGCCCTTGCCGGAAAAATTAACCGCTGCTGGCTCAGTTGGCATTGCAGCACCAGCTAATAACGTTGAGTCATCTTCTTTAAACTCAGATCTTAAACTCACATACGTCCTTACAACAGTATCGAATTTAGTATCCCCAAGGCTGGCCTGAGAATATTCAAAATTATAATCGTCCTGAGACGTTCTACTATTAACGTAGTAATAATAGTAAAGCTGCCCATTAGGGTCAGCTTGCTTAACATAAGCTAATATATGGTTGGGGTAATTTACCGTATCAGGGTGTGCCGTCCCATATGCCGGAGGAACCTTCCCAACCCTTTGGGCATCAACTGTCTCGAAAAATAATAAATCTTGAACATTTGGAGATACAAATGTTAATACAGTCTGCCTTTGGGGGCTAGGTTGATTTCTTTGAATTGGCATTAGCTTTGGTCGCCTTCACCCTCACCCTCACCCTCACCTTCTTCAGCAGCTTCTTCTTGCAGAGAGGCTCCAGCTTCTTGGAGCTTCTTTGTAAGATGAACAGCGGCTTCAGCTACTTGAAGACCTGCGGCTTTCGTCGCGAGGTCGATCAACTTGATGAGTGCGTTGGCTTCGTTAGCGTTTAATGTAAGTTCAATATTTTCGTCCATACGGACGAAGGTTTGCATTATTCTTCGTCGGTTGCAAGGGTTTCTTCATCTTCTTCAACTGGCTCTGGCTCTGGCTGCGGTTCTGGCTGCGGTTCTGGTGGGGTCATCTTAGCATCGTAGAATGCTTCGATAGCAGGCACAGCGTCGAATACAGATTGCATCGCGGCGGCGGCTTCTGGCACTTCTGAGATGACTTCCCAGAAGCTGAGGTGCAAACCTTTCGCATATTCCTCATCAGCGATCTCTCCAGTCTCAGCGTCGCACGGGCGTAGCTGTAAATAGAGTGACCCATCTGAGGCGGTAGGGACGTTTACACTAAGTGAGGACACCCAGATTTGTGAGAGTGTCTTTTCGGCTTCGGCTGGTATTACCAGCGGGTTTTCGTTTTCTATTGGCATAGTTTTGTTTGGTTTGGTTAAAAAAATTGTTTAATATATCACCCGTTGAACCAGTTGGAACCATCGGAGTATACGGGGCAGAAGTTACTCCCACCACCAGAAACTCCACTTCCGTGAGACTGTTGTAGGTTGTAGTAGCTGTCACTCACGAAGGCCCGTTGACCAGCAGGAGACGCTGAAGGTAGCGCAGATACGGTGTAGACTTTGTGGGCAATGGTCCCGTTGACATCTAACTTGGCGGCGGGAGTCGATTTCCCTATGCCGACTGAACCGCTTCCGGCTCCGTCAATATAAAAGGCGTTCGCCTCAAGGTTTGATTCAATTCTGAAGTTAACATCTGCTCCATTTTCATTAATAACGATCTGATCGTGCGTTGATTCCTGAAGAGTCAACATCTTCACGTTACCTGCGTAGAAGTTAATCTGGTCAGTAGTTAACTGCATGTAGGTATTAGAGTCACCACTATGGGTTATCTTTTCGCCTACATTTATGTTCCCTGTAAAAGTTGCATTACCATTAACCTCTAGTTTTTCTGCTGGACTCGTTGTTCCTATACCAACTGTGCCGTTAGGCACAACAACACTTCCTGATGTATTAAGTATAGTATTTGAACCTAAACTATCTAAAGTTATAACAGCTCCTGCTGTCATAGACATTAAAGTTCTAGAGTTTGTAACCTCTTTAATACTTAAAGTAGATCCGTCTACTCTAAGCTCATAAGGCACATTTGAATCAGTATCAGTTATTCTTAATGCTGGAGTAGAAGATTCTAAATCTAATAAAGCATCTGGACTAGTTGTTCCTATACCAACGTTGCCAGAGGAGTCGATACGTATACCTTCTGTCTTCGCTCCATTGTATTCAGTTGTCCCGATACTTGCATAGGGAACTGATCCTGTTCTACCTCCCTCAAGGTATACACCTCTGTCGTTTGAGGTTCCTATTCGTAAAATTGCACCGCTGCCGGCAGCATCGCTTGCGCCCTCAAGCCTTGCGACTTCAGAAATAGAACCTGATGAACCAGTATTTCTGACATGTAGTTTTGTAGCTACGGAATCATAAGCATAGGGGGTAGCTGTCCCCATACCAAAATTAGTACCCGCTGTTA